ATTAAAACCGAAGTTCAAGTACCGCCGGCTGCCACAGTGCCCGACCTGAGAGATAAAGCACCTCGGGGCATACAGGGTCTCAAAAAGCCAACGACGAATATGGCGTTGGGACCTTTTATGATGGGGGTTGGAAAAGCATTCTGCGCGGCGTTCAATTCTGTGGACATTGATGCTGACGTACGAGAATGGCCTAAGTACAACTACAGTAATGGAGCTACACCCGAGAGAGTCGGCCAGTGGTTTTATGATATGGAGGAGGCTGGATTTAGCTTCCTGGAAGACGATTTTTCTGAATATGATTCCACCCAAGGTATAGGGGCTCACCGGAGCGAGGTCAAATTTTTCATGAAGTTTGACCCCCCTGCCAGCGCTGTCAACGCGCTGAAAAGGCAGGCTACTACGAAAGGAGTGAGTAAGTGGCACAAGTACACTGTGGCATTTACTAGAAAATCTGGGGATCAGAACACATCTATTGGAAACACGTTCGTTAACTTCACAGCACACGGGTCAGCCGTGGGTGAATACGAGCGTAGGCACAAGTGCCGGGTGGAGTTTTCCATGGTGGGTTTGGGGGATGATAACGTGTTGGCGTACAAGCTACCGGTCGGCAAGGACCACCGGGAGTTCTTGTGCACCATCAATGATTACATCTCAATGTTGGGCCTTAAGCCTAAACTGACCAAGCCTGACGTGGTGACCTACTGCTCGAGCGAGTTTGTGCCGGTGACCAGGATGGTTCGAGGTAAACCCAGGGACACATATGTGTTGTGTCCTAAGTTGGACAGATATCTAATTAAGATGGGTTTTGCTAGCAGTTTTGTTGGCAAGACCGCAGCCATCACCAAAGGTCGGCTCCGCGGCAATGCATTGGGACAAACTGTTTTGCAGTTGTTGCCAGTGGCCCGGGTGTTAAACCATTACTACGCTCATCTCGGTGAGTCTAGTGTGCGCACCTCCGTCAGCGAGACGTGGAAGGCGCACGGCGAAAGAAATGTAATTCTTAAGCCGAGGGATATGGACGCATGGTTTGCCAAAGTTTAC